GATATTTCCAGATTCTTGCGAAAAGACATATCTTGTAATTGATGGCACAACTAGAAGCTCGAGTCATTATACAATAACAATCAAAACAAGTTCAGGCACAGGTGTAACAATGCCTGTTGGATCTACTATGCTTGTAATAGTAGATGGCACAAACGTAATTACAGGTATTACACAAAAAGGTTATGTCACCACAACAGGTGCATACACAGCTGTAAACGGCGACCAAGTGATTGTAGATACAAGTGCAGCTGCAGTAACAGTCACACTACCTGCGAGTCCGGCTGTTGGCAACGAGGTGCACTTTTTAGATGGTAAACTTAGTTTTAACTCTAACAATTTGACTATCGCCAGAAACAGTCAACCAATACAAGGTGTAGCTAGTGACTTAACTGTCAACACGAACGGACAGAGCTTTACGCTTGTGTACGCAAATTCAACAAAAGGTTGGGTCAAGAAGCATTTTGCTGGAACGTAAGAGGTTTATATGGCTCTTATTGACTTTAAGATTTTACCAGGGATAGACAAACAGAATACAACCAAGGGTGCAGAGAACCGTTGGATTGATAGTGACAACGTGCGTTTTAGATACGGCTTACCAGAAAAAGTTGGTGGTTGGTCATCTCTCGTTGATAAAAGCATCGTTGGCGTAGTTAGAAGCCAACACCCATTTATTGATAACTCAGGCAACAGATATGTTGCATTAGGCACAGATAAGTTTTTACTATTATACTTTGAAGGACAGTTGTTTGACATATCACCATTTGATTCAGCAAGACAACAAACCAGTTGCACACTTGCAACAACAAACACCTCTACTTCTGTCACGATAACAACAGGATCAAATCATGGTCTTGAGGTTGGTGACATAATTCTACTTGACTCAGTAACCCTGCCTAGTGGAACGGGGCTTAGCGCATCAAACTTTGAAGATGCAAAGTTTATGGTTAACACAGTTCCTAGTCCTAAAACATTTACAATTACATCAAGCGCTGCTGCAAGTGCAAGCATATCAACTGGTGGTTCTATGACTGTGGAATTTTACACAAAAGTTGGACCACAGATACAAACATATGGATACGGTTGGGGTGTTGGACAATGGGGTGGAACTGTTGCTGGAGCTACAACATCCACAATAAATGAGGGTGGTGCATTTAGTGATAGTGATACAACTCTAACTCTTACAAGTGCAGCTGCTTTTCCAAGCTCAGGCACAATACAAATCGGTAGTGAGTTGATTACATACTCTGGTAAGTCTAGTAACGACTTGACAGGACTATCTAGGGGCGCAAATGGCACCACTGCTGCGGAGCATTCTAATGGTGCAACAGTTACAAACGCATCAGACTTTAGTGGTTGGGGCGTTGCAGTGCCTGCAGATCAAACAACACTAGAACCAGGACTTTGGTCACTAGATAATTTTGGTGAAGTGCTGATAGCAACGATTGGAAACGGTGAAACTTTTACATGGAACGCCGCAGCGACAGACAGATTGACTGTCAGAGCGTCAAAAAGCACAAGTGGTTTTGCAACCACCAATAATCCTACAGCATCAAGATTAACTTTAGTATCACCCACTGCTCGTCACTTACTACACTTTGGAACAGAGACAACAATAGGCACGGCTAGCACACAGGACGACATGTTTATACGTTTCTCTGTACAAGAAGATATAAATACATACACACCAACATCTACAAACACAGCCGGAACTCTTAGATTACAAGACGGCACAAAGATTGTTGGGGCATTGAAAGCAAAAGAAAGTATTTTAGTGTTCACAGATAATGCTCTGTACACGATGAAATATATAGGATCACCTTTTTACTTTAACCTAGAACAGGTAGGCACAAACTGTGGTCTTATTGGTCGTAATGCAGCTGTTGAGGTTGATGGTGTTGCATATTGGATGAGTTCAAAAGGTTTTCTGTTGTATGATGGAACTGTGAAAACACTGGCTTGTGCTGTAGAGGATGAGGTTTTTGACAACTTAGATACAACGAAAGGTCAACAAATAGCAGCGGGACTAAATAATCTATTTTCTGAAATAATATGGTGGTATCCTACCAATAGTGATTTTAATAATAGAGCTGTGTCATACAATTACGCAGAGTCGACAGGTGTTGCTGGTGGAGTTTGGGCGTTATCTACAGAGGCAAGAAGTTCGTGGATGGATGCAAAGATATATGAAAGACCATATGCAACTAAGTTTGATACATCAGGCACAGGCACGTTTCCTACAATATTAGGTCAAAGTGGTCTTGGACAAACAAAATACTTTCAACATGAAATAGGCACAGACCAAGTTAACGAAGATGGCTCTGTTACAAAAGTGACCTCCAACTTACAATCGTACGATCTTGATTTACAAACACAAGCGGGTGCTGGAGATTTGTTTGTATCTGTTAGCAGATTTATTCCTGACTTTAAAACATTGAATGGCAATTCAGACGTAACACTGTCTGTAAAAAGATTTCCGTCACAGACAGAAACAGCATCAACTAATAGTCCTTTTACAATAGACTCTACAACTACAAAGAAAGATACAAGAGCTAGAGGTCGATATGTAAATGTAAAAATAGAAAACAAAAACGAGAATGAGTCTTGGAGATACGGAACACTGATGTTAGACGTAAGACCGGATGGAGCTAGATAATGTCAAGATTAAATGTTAGATTACCAGAACCAAAAGAAGATTATGAGGTTACTACACAAAGACAAATCAACAGAGCTGTAGCCGGTTTGGTTGAACAATTAAATACAACATACCAACAAGTCTTAAAAGATGAACAAGAGCAGGAGGCTTTTTTTCTTTCATAATGTCAAATAGTTTTAAAAATTCAAAAGTAGATCTTACAACCACTGACAACACGGTTCTGTATACTGTGCCAGCAGAAAGCACGGCTATTGTAAAGTCCATACTTGTATCGAATGATGATGCTAGTAACGCGTGTGAGATAACCGTAACACTGTTAAACACAGGTAATACTGTGTTTAGTCTGTTTAAACAAAAGGACATATCTGCTAAAACAACGGTAGAATTATTGACCAACCCTTTGGTCATGAATGAAGATGAAGAGTTGAAAGTGCAGGCTGAAAATGCAAATGATTTGCATGTCGTCTGCTCGTATTTAGAAATAAAAAGAGAGTTTCAGTAAGGAGGAACTATGGCATTTGAAGAACCAGGATCAGTAGCATACTTATACGAGGGCGATAAGAAAATAGCTCAAATAAAAGTTGACACTACTGTGGTATTAAAAAACCTAAAAACAGGCAAAGAATATGGATCTGACGCTGAGGGCGACGCTGATGTGGACGACCCAAATACAGAAACAAAGAGGGAAGATATATCAAGAAGTGTCTATATAAAAGTCGCTAAAATGCCTGCTGTTGGGGCAGAATCTTAGTTGCATTTTATGGTAAAAGACAGTAAATTGAACAAAAGCCTTATAACAAGCCTAGGCCACTTGCATCATTACAACATGGGAATATAAGGAATGCTTCATAAGAAAATAAAGAAATTTGTAAAAAAAGCCATACCAAAAGAAATAGCACCTTTTGTGCCTGCTGTTGCAGGTATGTTCCTGGGTCCAGCTGTATCTGGTATATTAGGTAATCTTGGTGCAGGTTTAGCTGCAAAAAGTGGAATTGGTTCACTTGTTGGAAAAGCACTAACAAACAAAATGGTGGCTGGAGGATTAGGTAGAGCGCTCGTTGATGTAGGTGCACAAGCTTTAACATCGGATCGTATATCTCCGGCATCAGCTTTATTGTCAGGTGGACTGGGTGCTTTGTCGGGTTATCAACCAAACGTTGTTGGTCCTGAAGGGCCACTTAAATTAACAGGTTTGCAAAAAGCAGGATTAAAACTTAGAGATCTTGGTAGAGTGGGTAATTTAGGAGAGGACTTTGATTTATTGTCTGCAGCTAAAATGGCAAACGTAGGTGGAACATTAAAAGCTGCTGATGATGAGTTAGCCGCACAGAAGGAACGCGCAAAGAACTTAGCCATGGAAAGTGAGGCTTTTAGAATAGGAGATAATGCAGAGAGAAGACAGTCTATTATATCCTCTATGTTGGCTGCAGGTTTTGATAGAAGAGAAGCTGAGGCAGCTGCTGCTGAAGAAGGATACGCAATGGGTGGTCGTGTTGGTTTTGATATGGGCGGTATGCCTGAAAGAGGCGGTGGTGCTAATGAAGAGGCCATGGCTGAGATGATGATGAATATGGAAAGTGATGAGTTTTATATTGACGGAGAAGGTAATTTAAGAAGAATACCTAGAAGACGACCTAGGATGAACACAAGACCTGGCATGAATGAAGATGCTATAGCTGATCAAATGTTTATGATGCAAATGAACGAAAGAATGGGCAGAAAAGATGGGGGCAAAGTTCCTGGATTACCAGCAGGTAGACAAGTGGATGCAAGAGAGGGAATGTTTATACCGATGGGTGGAGCAAAGAGAGCTGATGATGTGCCGGCAATGTTATCTGTAAACGAGTTCGTACTAAACGATGATGCGGTTGCAGGGCTTGGTAAATTAATGACAGGTAATCCTGACCCGAGGGCCGGGGCTCGTGCACTGTATAAAATACAAGATCAACTAGAGGCTATGGTATAATGACAAATCAAAACATAACGCAAACAAGTATTGTAAAACCACCTAGTTATGTGGAGGGTCCGGCCAAAGCCTTTTCACAAAGAATTACAGGTTTACTTGATCCGTCTAAAATACAAGTTGATCCGTCAAAGTTTCAAGAACAAGTTGCAGGTCTATCACCTCTACAACAACAAGCTGCACAAATGGCAGCAACACAAGCGGGACTCGGCACACTAAGCTTTGACCCATCAGGTGCAGTGTCAGGCGTTGGTCAAGGAACGGGGATCGCTGGTTTTCAACCTTTCTTATCTGCGGCAGCAGCCA